GTACTTGGTAACTGCAGACCGCTGGAGTTTTGACAGCTTAGCCAAGTCGCTCCGGTCGTATGCCTCCGGCGAATACTTGACGAATCGCACCCATTGCCCAATTATGAATAACATCTCACTGCGATTTCTAGCGACATTCTGGGGTATTCGTCCTGACTCGTTGTAGGTGGCTAGCCGGCCGACACTTCCACGTTCGCTACCCGGTGGGCTATCAAGCCACAATGTGTCACTGTTCCCCCAGTCCCTTTCGACGCGAATCGGTTCGCCCGCGATCGACAACTCCCGTAGGCAGGCATTCAGTTGGCGTACTAGGTATTTATCGACGTCGGCAGGATCGTCGTCCCCTTCCAAATGCGAGATGATTGCATCGCACACTTCGATAAAATGCATACGCGAAATATTGGTCGTCACGAATCACCAGCCTTTCCGACTCGGGCCAACTTGGGCGAAACGGCAGAAAGGCATGTATGCCGCTCGCCCGCGTTGCGTTGGAATAATCCGATGGCCATCGAACCATTCACCCGATAGTCTCATTATCCACATTGTTCTTCGTCGCCGTCGATCCAGGCCGCCCGCCTCGCGTAATTTCTCTCGTCGCTCTCGTCGATCATGCGCTTGAGGTAATCTGGAAACGCCAGATACACTTTTTCGTCATGTCGGTCGATGTCGTAAATTACAACGGGATGCATCGCCGGCGGTGGCTCGAACGAACCCGCAAGCGATCCCACGGCGGTCACCTTTGCGCGTGCGTTTCGGCGGCCGGCCGCCGTGACGTTTCGCGAATGCGAGACCGTAATTAGGCATGTCTCGCCTGCGATTTTTTGCAGATCAAATCCGTCGTATTCTTCGGCCGTGAATTCTCTTCCGCGCCACGAGTTAAGGTCGTCCAGCAGGTTACTGTTTTCATCCAGCGACTTGGCGTAACGCCTCTGCACAATCGGTGGAGGCGTGCCGGCGGCCGACGAAAGCGGGAGTTCCCAGCCGATCAGCACCATTGGCCTGCTCGCTTTCCGGCGGGCATCCCACTGCCTCCCAAGGTCGATTATCTGACAGCATCTCGCGACGTGTGACCCCACTGCCGGCAGCGATTCCACGTCAGCCAGTCGCGACAACACCAAACTCATCCTCTCACCTCTTTTTCCTCGTCGCCGTCAATCCAGGAGATTGCATCAGTGACGTTCACCGCGCTTGACATGAGTTCGCGCCTCAGCCAGTAGTTTTTCTCGCCGACCTCTGCCGCCAAATCTCTCAGCTCATTCCTGATCTCACGCAATCGCAGGCGGCATTTTGTCGGCAGACTGAGCGGCTGACATCGCGGGTGGAAGGTACGTTCGATTTTTGGATTTTCGTCTAGTTCGTCGACTACGCCACCGATGCGCAGCTTTTCATTTCCTGGTTCTTGCATTGTGTCGCCTCAGGTTAATATGGTTGCGTTTACGTTTACACAAATTGGAAGTCATTACCATCGGGGCCAGGCCGGCAGTCAGCGAAAGGTAAACCGACTGCCGGCCGGCCTGGCGGCGCATGGAAGCCGCGACCGATGGCAGGCTAGGTCTTTTTCTTGCCTCCCACATGCCGCCGCGGCCGGCCGCGCGGAGTCCTGAACGACAGTCTTGCAGCGATTGCATCGGTCAGGTTCGCGCGGCAACACTCGCCGACCCAGCCGCTTAAGTCTACGCCGTCGCGGTTGGCCTGCAGCTCGAATTCGCGCCACCAGTCTGGTGGCTGGGTTATATTTCTCCGCTCTGCTTTTTTCATGTTGGGATCTGTCCTTTTTAATTTACTACACGTCCGCGGATGGGAGGCGCGGACGTGCGACTGCTCGATAGCGCGAGCGAAGCCGCATGGCTTCTTCGACACTCGGCCAAACGTGACCCGATAGACGGTTGACGCGTGCGACCACGGCGGTCAACTTCTGGTCGGCGTACAGTACCCATTCTCCATTACTCTGGTCATACACGACCCTGAGTCCCTCGGCTTGCCCCTCTTGTCCTTCCGCCGCGCCGGAAATCTGGGGGTGCTGTTCTGTTACCATCTGGCCCTGCATTATGCGGTTCGACATCCAATTTAAAGTTGTCATATTCGATCACCTTCTCCATTTTGCCAACTGGCTAACAGTCCCAATAGTGATCGGCCATCACGCAGAATCCCTTTTCTGATTCGCGGTGGTGTCGAAGGGTTGCGGATTTGATGGCCAGCCTGACTCGTCCCGCCTCGCCGTTTGCGATCGCCAGTAAATCTGACGCTGTGTAATGTTTCGCACTATCAAGATCGTGTCGCGCGGCGAAATCGGACGTGCCCTGCGGGCAGTTCCCAGCGCGGGTGGAATCTGCCGCGCAGACGTATATTCCAGCCGAATCGGCTGCTTCGGCGGCAACCTCTGCGCTCAGACGGTGCCTCGCTTCGCGGTTTTCGGCCAGTTTTTGCGCGACGTGCGCGCCGCCAGAAACCAAGTCGTCGGCGGAAGGATGAAAATCGTCCAGGGTGCATTCGTCCGCCACGGCGACCAGCCTGCCCAGGCGAGATTCATGCGCGCGCTCCCAGTGCAGCCCGTGTGGCAGGGTGACCGTGTGGCGAGTCTCGTGCAGCATGTAGTCGACGACTGTTGGCGAGACGATCACAGCGATTGATCTGACCCAAGTGTTGTTGACGGCGCGAGTGTAGTTGCTTGGTCGCCCGCCGCTCCATTCGGTTTCACCTTCGAAATGCTCATGGTGGCTCGCTTCTCGGCACGGAGCAACTGACCAGTCGCGCCCCCGCATCACCACTTTCACGCCAGCACGCCGCGCGGTTGCAGCACAGGCACGATTGCCATCCGCAAGGGGGACCATTATTCCGTTTCGGTTGCGCGGAAATCCCATTGGGTACGCCGCGCCATTTTTTGTTTGGTCCCAGACTCCCGTAACGGTCGCTCGCAGCTTCTGCAACTCCCGCCATGCCTTGTGCTTCGCGCCGTATTCATCTGCGAAGAGCATCGCAGCATCTAGGCCGGAATCGCACCGCAAGATTCTCCGTTCCGCGCGGAGGAGTCGCGCCAGATATTTCTTACGAAACACCTTGTCCTTGATCGCTCGCTTCGCCTCCGGGTCGGATTTTCGAGATGCGTGGTCGTGTTTGTATTGCGCGCGACTCATCCGGGTGATCCGGGGTCGGACTGCCCGCGCGATGTCCCCACGTTGGCACCCTGCGAGGTAGCGGATGGCACCACGGGGGGTGCGTGCGGAAGATCCAAGCGATTGAGCCACGGTGATAGCTTTTTCTTCAATGATCATCTCTTTACCTTTCAAGATGGTTTGTCAAATGTCGTCAATGCCGTAATTACTCGCCTTCCTCTTTCGACGCTCGGTCAAGTCCTACGCTCGCACGGCGGGCGTCGTGCATCTGGCGGCGAAGGTCGTTCTCGGCGGCGATCGTTTCTTGGATCGCCTGCGCTTTGATGCGTGGAAACGCCTCATCCTCAAACCATTCGCCATATTCCGTGAGTTCGCCGGCTGCGTCGTGCGTCGACTCGCCGCCGTGGTCGAACTCGAGTTCCCATGCATCGGTGTCCGCTGTCGCCACAAACCCGTGGAGGTCTGAGGCGATACGCAAGCCGTTTGACCCAAGATTGCTTTTGTGAAATGCCATGACTTGTCCTTTCAGATTACGTGGTGTGCTTCTGTTATCTCAGACGACCACTCGACCGCGGCGAATGCCGCGCGGTATTCCTCGTCTGTATAGTACGACCCAGAGCAGAACATTGACGCGGAGTCTATAATTTTGTGTGTTTTTTCGCCGTTCTTGCCATGACTCGTGACCGTGATAACGCCGTCCTTGAGGTGCATGCTAAATTTAATCTCTGATGTCTTCGTGCGCGCTTTTTTGTTTGAAATCTCATACATGACTTGTCCTTTCCAGAACTGGTATTACTTAGCCGTCATATCCCGTTGCCAGATAACTCGCGAGCGATCCGTCTTCCGGTTCGGTAACGATCACGCGACCGTCCGAATCGTAAGAAATTTCGCAGGTCTGCGGGCCTCGCTCGCCAATTTCGCCGCCGCAGCAGCACCCGGAAATCCCGCAGAGTTTGGCCTTGATTCGCTTCTCCTGTCGTTCCGAAAGTCGTCCTCCAAGGGTGCGGGCAAAAGTGTTGTGGAAGTTGTTCGAAATCTCGTACATGTCGTGTCCTTTCAGGTTTGGGTTCTGCTTGGGCTTCGTTGTTGTCATGCCCTAATTATACACAGTATTGATCGTCGCCGCAAGTCCGCATCTGTAATTTTGTGGGTTTTTTTTCTGGTTCCTAGCTGGGGGCGGACAGAGCGCGGCGCGATCCCACCAGCGGTTCGCCGTCACCGATCCACTCGACAGGTATTTGGCGCATGGTCCCGTTGTCGTCGACGTCCATTTCCACCCTGTCGACACCCAAGTAACGCAGCAGTTCTCGCATGTCTTCGGGATACTCGACAGCGTCTATGATCCCGTCCGCGGTCGCTTCCCCTGAGTCGTTCACAAACAGAAGCCATTTTCCGCTGGGAGACTGCGCGTTTGTCGACAGGATGTACTGCCGGCGGTGGTTGTTGCTCATGGTCATGTCTCTTATTCCTTGTGGTGGGGTGGGGGTAAACGCGACAGGGGGGGCTAGTAACCTCCAGTCAGCGTAATCGTCCAGGTGTTATCGAGGGACGGTCGTGATTTTTCGTCGAGCTTGCAGGCCCGAAACTGGACGCCCCTGCGCACCAGTGCGGCGACCGCGTCAATCATGTCCTCAAGGCTTAATCCGGTGATAGTCATGGCTTGAACTCCGGTTGTGGGTTGCGTTGTTGTCATGCCCTAATTATACACAGTATTAATCGGCACCGCAAGTCCGCATCTGTAATTTTGTGTGTTTTTTTTCTGGTTCCTAGCTGGGGGCGGATTAGTGTGGTTTCGATAGGTCTGGCGGTTGTTTGTCGGTTGAGACAGCCCCGCGCATACCTCGCGCATACCTCGCGCATACCCGCGCATACCCGCGCATACCCGCGCATACCCGCGCATACCCGCGCATACCGCCGGGGGATTAAGGACACACTAGCGCGCGCGAAACTCATCAGGTAGCGCACAACTGGGTTACTGCGGACCACAAGGAATTAGCCTTGCGGCCGCGAGTCGCTCAGTTCGCACGCGCGAAGGACCAGCGCGCGATAAACCGCATCGCCTGCCGCTGCCTCCACAACCGCGGCGATAGCCTTGGTGCCGAATGCGGACGCCCAACCCATCCGCGACACGTTCGCGCGTATTTCGGCGGCGAGTTCGTCGCAGTTTTCACGACACCTAGCGGCCCCCCAGGAATTCATCTTGCCCGCGGTCGCCCTGCAGAACTTCTGGCAGGGCGGGGCGCCCGTTCGCGACTGGATCATGTCGCTCAGAATATCGCCAACGCCGCGATGCGTTGCCTCATCGCCATTGCGTTTACGTTTACGCAATAAAGCGCGGGCGGCCCGCCTCGCGTTTCTCTCTTCGATCAGTGTGATTTTCTTCACGCCCGGCTTCCCTTGTTAGCATTCTGACAGAGTCGCCGTCACCGTCTCGCCGTCACCGCCGCAGTCGTCGCACCCGCCCGCGATCAGTTCGGTCAGCACCGCTGTAAACACTGCGCTGAACGGATCACTGCAGTTGATTGATTGCAGCGCAAACGCGCCAATGTCGCAAGTCGCGGCAGATGTCGCGTCAATCACGAGAGACACGGCGGCGGCGGCGGAGGTGTCCGAATCGCATTCCAGCCGTGTTACCGCATTGAGCCATTGTGAACTGCAATCACCGCCAAGGTTCCTGGTGTCAGCCCAGCGGCCGCAGTCACCGACCGAAAAATCTGCAAGATCGTATGAATCTGTGATCCCGCCCGTCAGTTCAACGTGTACGCAGCGGATTGAATTTAGCCTCTCGCATGCGCAGCAGTCCACGCAGCAACAGTCTTGATAGGCTGCCAGACTGGCAGCAGTGGCGCGGATCAGTCGGCCGCCCTCGCGATACAGTAGCCCGTCCGATCTTCGCACCAAGTTGACCACGGCGGTTGTTCATTCCTCGTCGCATTGTTCGTCAGTCGTGCAGACGATATTTTCCGTGATCGTGTCGCACTTGCCGAAAACAATAAGATGGACTTGGTCCTGATATATACATTCGTCGTCGTCGGCGACGTCGGCAGTCACTAGTACCTGTTCCAGGTCAATCGTCGAACTTATCAGCTCCGATTCGTCACCGCAGAACAGAAACGGCCTTCGCTTATAGTTTAGCTTCAGCGTCGGGCTACTGCATGCCTGCCCGCTTCCGGTGCCGCCGGCGTCTACTACCCCATAAGACAAGTCGGCAGACGTTATGGCGTAGTCCAGGGCGAGACCGTCTGCCGGGGTCGGTTGCTTGCATGTCATCGCCTGTATTTTTAACGCGGCCGGCGGCAGGCATACGCCTTGCGTGTCTTTCTTGGGCGGCTGCATGAACTCATGCTCTGCATGTTCTACACCAAGCAGTACGTGTTCTTTTAGCGTCTCGTCGAAAACCGTATAGCAAGTGCCTGTATTCTTCATCGCGAACTGCATCTTGTCCGCGGCGCGCAATATCTGTTCTGCCGGCCACTTTTGCCCAAACGGAAACCACGTGGACGGATGGTGATATCTAATACTCGGTGTTTCGCCTGGGCAAAAGCCGTCTGCTACAACTGAATTTATGATTGCGCCTTGGTCGCAAATCGTCGCGACATATCGCATCGTAGAATTGGATGTCAGGTTGTCGATATCGACATCCAAAACGGCGTACCCAACCGCGCCCGAAAACGCGCGTGGAAAACTGTCGCCGTGAAACCTGACTTTGAGCGGATCGCTTCCGTTAAGAGATTTCCAGTGCAAGGCCGGAAAGTCCGCATTCGCGTGACCTACGTTCTTGGTGATGTCTTCAAGCGCGATATCTTCGTCTGTACTTTCGGGGTCTCGGTCCTCTCCCGTTGTGAACCAGAACCCCGCCGTTAGTTCCTGACAGACCTTGACGATCCATGTATCTCCGTCGTCGTTCGCGCCATAGTAATCTGCTATGCCTTCGCACCCCTTGCCATCCGGCGCAAACCCAGGGCCAACCGCACCCAAGAACCTACGACCACCAAACGTGACTTCTATCGTCTCACCAACTGATACTGGCACGTCACCGACTGTCGCTTCCACCGTTGCGGCGGCCCGACCAAATGGCTTGTCGTCTGCGTCTTGCTCTCGAGAGCGATCCTCATTCAGCGTAAATAGCACAGTGCCTGGCGTGTATCCGCTCGGCAAAATCCAGAAATGGCGGCCGTCTGGACTTGGCACCTCGGCATAGAGTATTTCGGTGCCGGCCGGTATGTATTTACCGTCGATCGCGCGGCCGACGTGCGCCTCATTGGTTAGCTTGCCGTCCTTTGTCCGCTCGCGTTTTGCGGTATCGGGACACTCGCCGGTAACCCCAGCGTCGAAGGCTATGTCGTAAACGTGGAACGGAAACTGACATCCGCCGGCCGGATAGTCTGGAGTCGCCGCGGTTGCTCCTGTGATCGCGGTGCGCACTTGCACTGCGTTTTGATCCGCGCGTGTTTCCACCGATCTTATTCGCGCCCTGATGCTTTCCGACTGGTACTTGAGGCGCGCAACGGCGGCGGCGATCTTCTTGACCGACCCCTTGTCAAATCCTGTGATGTCGGCCGGCGGCATTAGTCGATCTCTCCCCGTTCTTTCGCGTCGAGTATCTCCTGTATCACCGGAACGTCGTTAAAGTCTACTTCTTTTCCTTCCCACCATGTCGACGACACAAACTCCACCGGAAAGTCACAGACCTCCAGTACGCCCCCGTCACCGTCTAGGTTCACGGGCGACCTAATTGGCATTCCTCGCGGGTCAACGATGCCGACATCTTTTGCTCTGCCGGGAAGTATCGGCGTTGCGCCGCCATACCGACCGTAATGTCCGCCGTCCATGTCGTCGTCATCGTCGTCGCACGCGAGCGCAGACATCCCAATGTCAGGTAGTCGCATCAAAAAGTCGTCGCCGTCTGACAGCACCTCGAAGTAATAACGTACGTTCCAAAAATCTATAGTATGCTCGCGGCGGAACTGGACTTCGCAGTCGCGTATTTTTGCCTGCGCGCGCGATACTGGCCCCCGCGTAAACCCTTTGTAATCTACGCTAAATGTTTTCTTGTTTGTGAATCCGACGTAGCTCTTATTGCCGTCGAACCTCTTTAAATTCATCTCGACGGAAATGTACCATACGAACTTGTCCACTTCCGGCAACGGGTCGAACGGCAGCATGTTCGACGACACCGGAACCATACCTATCATGCCGTCTAGCTTCGCTGAAATTCTAGGAGAATACCCTCCCAGGTAATGCAGGTCAGTTGCAGGTAGCGTAACGGCGTTGGACGAGCATTGCACAATAGGCCGGTTTAGCAGCGGGTCAGAGGTCGCCGGCTGGTCGTCAACTGTGCGTTTGGAATTATCTGTTTCGCGAGTGTAGGAAACCTCTACATTCCACCAGTCGGAAGTCTCAGGCTTTCGTATCGCGCGGATGTTTTGCGCGGTCGCCAAACTTCCAAAACTATCATTGGCGTACTTATATTCAGCCCCAAGGCCGAACATATTTTCCTGCCACCAGATCAGAATGTTTTGCGCCTGGTCAAACGGTGTGTCAACCTGCAAGTGCCAAACTGCTAGGTATTCGACTGAACCATCGCGGTCGATAGAGCCAGTCGATCCAGCCCACGCGAGCGCAACCGTGCCTTTGAATACGGCCATCGTGTCACCCTACTATAGTCGCCTCGGAAACGGAAACCGGCTTGCGTGGCTTGCGGAGTTCTGCGGAAATCTCCCGTAGTATCCTGTCGCGCTCAATATCTCGCTTTGCCTGCTCGTCGGCCAGTTTTCTATCTTCTCGCATCTGCTCGTGTCTTCTTTGCACCGCCGCATTGACCGCCGACATGCCGCCTTGCGATCGGATGTCGCCGCCGAATGTGCTACCGACCCGAAAGGCCGGACCCTCCGCGTCAGCAATACCGGACAGTTCCGCCTTAAGGTCGGCAATTCGCGATGGGTCGAAAGCGTCTACCATCGATGTATGTATCTCGTCGACAGCGGCGCGCGTTTCTTCCATCGTTTCCGTCATCGCCACAACTGGTTCTCTTGCCGCCCGAAACTTGGCAGCAACCTCGTTGTCGACCATCAGCCCCATTGCCCTTGCGGCTTTAATGACGCGCGTCATTAACCAGACCAGAGGGTTCATTGCGGTCGCCAACTTCGCAACAGATTCAATCGTTCTTGCAATGACAGGGACGAACGGAATTAGCTCTGACATGAATTCAGCCGACGCAGTAGCTAGTACCGTAATCGAGGGTGCAAGTTCGGCCGCTAGGTGCCTCCAAAACGCCTTACTGGCTTCCTTCGCCGCGACGATAGCGTCGTTCATTTCTTCTAGGTTGTCTTTCTGGATGTCATCAAGATTCAGCCCTATCGCGTCCATTAGTTCGCTGATTGCACCCAAGCCGCCTTTCATGGCCTCAAATGTATTGATAAGAGATCCGGCCTGGCGACTGCCAATAATCGCGCCTAGGATGTCTAGCTGTTCCGCTCGCGTGCCGACTCCAGACAGTGCGCGCCCGATGTCTTCCATCGAATCGATAACGCTCTGATCCTTCAATGCGTCAACATTCAGGCCGAGTGTCGCGAATGCGTCGGCGGCTTCGCCTGTGCCTCGAGTTGCGTCGCCGATAGACATAGCAAGCCGCTCAAGTGCCACGCCTGCCTTGCCTGCGTCCGCCCCGCTGAACTCCGCAAGCAGTTGCACTGCTTCAAGCTTCGACGCCTCGACGTTAAGTGCCCTTGCTCGCTTTATCGTCTCGTCGAATTCCGCGCTTGCTGCCAGTAGCTTCGACAATGCTTTTTTTGCTGCCAGCCCAATACCAGCCACCGCCGCGGCGGCGACTGCTGCGCCCGCGGCCACTCCGCGCATTGCGGCGGCTGCACCGCTCTTAAATCCGCGAAGTTCCCCCTTCGCTTTTCCTAGCCCCCTTTTGACACCATCAGAACTGGCTGTGACCTTGATGTTCAACTGAGAGATTGTTTTTTTTGCCACGTTCCGCTGCCTTCATCTTAAACATCAGCGTTTCTAGTTCTGCCCCGTGCGGGTCATCGTCTTCGGTATAGTGCGTTATCCAATCCGTAAATTGACTCCAGCTCAACACGCTCAACAGGAAGTCGGGGTGGGGGCAACCAAGCTTCTCGCATAGGTCAAATGCAAACGCTAGCGCCTCGACTTCCGCTTTTTTTTTGCTGGATTCTTGTCGAGTTCGTTCAGCTCGTGCGCAACCGGCAGTAGCTCGAAAACGGCCAGCGATGTATTAAGAAACTCCCGTCCCTCTTCGCTGTCGAACTGCAATTCACCTTTGTCGTTCGCCGCGGACTTTGCGACCATTGAGACGGCCCATTCTAATACGTCTTCATCATTGGCTAGCTTGCCGCCCTCTGTTTTTTCGTAACCGTCGCGCATAGTGAGCATCGGCAGTAGCTGAAGCCCTGTAAGCTTCAGCATTCTTATGTGTGCGCCGAGGGACTCAACGAATATATCGCGATGGGTGTCGGTTGGGTTTTGTACGCCGGCGAAATTAAAGAACGTCACGCTTGAGCCTTACTGGAATTGTTAGGGCACTGTATAGGTGCCGGCTGTGATCGCTGTAATCCGGCGGCAGGTCACGTCGCGAATAAACACAGAGTTCGGGTCATCGGCCGGAGCTTTCGCGACAGCCAGAAGTCTAACGTCGAATGTCTCTGTTGGCATGGTGTCCGATGAATCCGTGCCGTCGTGCGGGTACGCCAACTGCACACCTAACACGCCGCCGCCAGACCCTGCGTCATCGCGGCGCGCGTCAAATGCGTCGTCAACTTTGGCGCCCTCGGTATCGCCTGGATACCAGTATTGCGTAAACGTAAATTCGCTAGGCGACTCGATGCCTGGGATCGGCACGTCAAGAGTGTCGTTAAGCTCCTTGCCATCGGCCTCTGTTCCGGTTTGGTTTGGCGGTTGCGCTCCCTTAATTCTCCCAACGGTTGTATATGTAGTTCCACCGTCAAAATCGATTCTGACAAGGGTTCCTAGCGCGACTGATTTCGCTGCCATGTTTTTACTCCGTATAACCGATGATTTCAATTTCCACTGACGCTACGTGGCGGCCGTCGTCATCACCAATATTCTTTGGTCGGTAGTGATCGGAATGGTCGGACACAATCAGCGCTTGTACTTCTCCTGCCCCGAACTCGCCCCGATTCTTGTGCAGCGACTTAACCTCGGCCGCTAATAGCTGTGCTTTGGCAAGATCGCCCGATACGCACTCTACGTCGAACGACTCGTAAAATGCTGTGGTATCACTAGGGTTTGCTGATAGGTCGTCCAGTGTCTCTGACGCGCCCCTGTTGACCCAAATGTACGGCAGTGATTCGCGCTCTGGTACGGTCGCCTGGGACACCCTGGCTTCCACCAGCGACGTGATGCCGGACCGTCCTAGCAGATATGAAACTAGTGATTCGTCAACGCTTCCCATCTGCTTCCTTTTCTATTTCCGCGGCCAGTTTTTTTGCGAATATTCCCAGCGACTTCTTGAGCGTACTTTGCGCCGTTTGCTCGACAAACTCTTGCCCGCGAGTTCCTGGGTGGGCAAATGTGCCTTCTCTTACTACTCCGTCTCGACCTCGAAATCTTCCGGTTATCGCGTGCGGTTTTGTACTCTGGTCAACCACGTGCAGATGAGCGGCGCGTCGCCTCTTGCGCTTTGCCTTTGACTGGCCGGCCGCGGCCATAACTGCCGCGGGCAGCGTGCGAACCATGACGCCAAACGTCCTTCGCAGGTCACGTCCAGATGTCGCAGGGGCATTGGCTTTTAGTTCCTTTGTGAGCGGCGCGACAGCGGCGCGTACTGACTTGCGCAAGATTGCTTTCTGTACCTTCGCTGTCATGCCATCTAGCCGGCGGCCTGTGCGCAAGATGTCCCGTTCGAGTGATGCGGTGTCGATCTCTAATCCCATCACAGATCCCCCTCACCGCAAAGCATTTCCGTATTTAGTCCGCTCGTTTCGTCGTCTCGAATATACTTAATCGCCAGCGACCGGCCAGACAGCACGCCACCGCGGCGCACAAGATAATCTGCCGGCGTAACGCCCCACGCCGGGTCAAGATGGATGTTCACCAAGGACGAAGCGTCGGCGAACTCCTGCCGAGCTAACTCGCGTTCGCGGCCAGTGAGCGGCTTTAGAGAAAACGGTACGTCGACAGCTATAGTAGTGTCCGTCCCGGTGACCTGACCGCGGCTATCGCGGGTCTCGCTAGGTCGCTTGATGTCGCAGACGTGCCGTTTAATCGTCATGGGGGGCCGCCGTAGGTTAGAAATTCGTCGCCAACTGAAAGTCCACTGAGAAGAGCATCTACTGCGAGCGGAATCGTGGTCGCAATCGTTCCGGTGACGACTGCACTCCGGTTGACAAACCAATGCTCTATTAACAGCAACATTGCCGCGCGCAAATTGTGCGGAACGTCGGATGTCGCGCCGTATCCAGCCACGTACGTTATCGTGACCGCGTCAACAACCGGCCTGACAGTCGGCCAGTTTTCATCCCACGCGCGGCGGACTTCTCCCGGCTGTCGCGAAGTGCTTACGTCGAACTTGTCGGATGCCCACTCCGTCGAGACGCCTTCAGTGTCGATGTAGAATATCGACGTTATCGATTTCAGCGGAGTGAACGGCAGAAGAATATAGTTCCTGCCGTGCGGGAATCGGTCAATCGTTAGCTCTCGTGTCTGCGTGATTATAGACCGATGCGTAGTCGCCTCGATAAATTGACGCGCGGCGCGGATGCTGCGGACTAAATCCTGGTCATGCGCTGTAATGCTCTGCGCAATCTGGCAGTAGGACTTGGCTTCGGCCAGTCCTATAGGTTCTTCTATTGGGTCGGTGGTTACACTGACACCGTATGTCATTTTTTAACCTTTGACCGATACTTCTTTTTCGGCGGCGGTTCTGGATGCGGCGCGGCGGGAGGCATCGCGACAGCGGCATGGCTGGCAATAAACCGCATGGCTTCGTCGTCGCGCACTTCCCTTACGTCGCCGCGGCTGGCAGTCGGGTTGCCGGCAACAGAGGTCAGGAACCGAATCTTCATTGCGTTATGCCTGTGTTAATTTTTTGAGTGCATTGGTCTGCAAGACGCGGCCGTCATGCCGGCTGAACATCACAAAACCTGTCTGATCGTTCGCGCGGTAAAGTTCGTCGAGGCGGAAGAACCTTGCTGCGCCAGCATCGCGAATGATGTATTTTTCAAACGCGCCGTAAACAATTGAGACCACGCCGGTTGCCATTTCTGGCATGTCCTGCACTACTGAATATGGCCGACCAAGGATCAGGTCAGGTTCGCCGGCTCGCAGTCCCGGCTGCCATAGATACTGGTCGTCGCCGTCTTTCAACTGGCGAATTGCCTTTCGCGTCGACTGATGAAACGCCCACCCCGTACTGGGGAACGATTGGTATGCCGGATCGAGCGACTCTTGTAGCGCAATAACTTCGTCCGACGTTACCGCGGCAGCGCCTGCCGCCGTGACACCAGCAGACGCGCCAACGGTAACGCCTTGTGGCTTCGATGATGCGTCCCCTGTGGCGTAATGTGTGCTGGTGATTCTTCCGATTCGCTCCCCCAGTGCTGACCCCAGAATTGCGGCGAGGTTGAAAGCAGAATCTTCTAGCAGTTCGGCCGAAACGAGAATTGGCTTCGAAGAATATTTGTACGCCTTGAGCGTCACGACGCCAAATGTAGGCGCGACGCTTGAACCAATACTTGCTTCTTCTGCGAGTAGCTCACCCGTATTTCCAGTGTCATCCAGCGTCGGCCAAGGGATGTCACTGCCGGTCGAAGTAGAAACAATCTGTGCAATGTTTCGGAGTCCGCCAAATGATGACAGCGCGGTTTCGAGACTCGTCATAAATCCTTCTGGAACCGTGTAACCGCCTTCACTGTCCGTTCCGACTTGAAGGTCTGCGCGCTGTTCGCCAGGCACCGCGGATGTCCCGCGCTGCCATTTTTGCAACCCGTTCGGCGCGAAGGTTCTGGCCCATCGGCTTTTGAATTCTGGCGCGGATGGATTCATCCCGGTGACAGCCAGTGCCTCTTTGTGTCGATCCTTCAACTCGCGTCCAGCGTGCGCGCGAAAAAATGCTTGAAGTGCCAACGCTCGCTGCTCCTCTGTCGGGCGGCCGCTTTTAATCTGCCGCGCCTGGCCAACCTCAGTTTTTCGCGCGGACTCCTGCCGCTCTGCCGATTCTTCGATGTGCGCGAGACGGACCGCACGTTCAGCGCGCTCCGTGATTTCTGCTATTTCGCCGTCAATCAGATCATACGCAGCGTTTAATGTATCCCAGCTTGACCGATCCTCGGCGGACCACTCGTCAGGACTAGCACCGAGTTCTTTGATTTGAGCGGCCAGAACTTGTTTTTCTTCATGCTTTTCTTGGATTAGGTCGCATGCCATTATTGTTTCTCCTGTTGTTTTTTGGCTTCGTCTGCGCACAAAAACAGGGCAGTAGCTTGCACCGGCCATGAAACATTGCGTTCGCGGCTAGTGAAAGCTACTGCCCTGCGGGGTCGCTTCCGTGGATAGTTAAATCCTGAATTGCACCTTCATAATACCTGCGCGACAGCGATTAAGTCAATCCCTTTTCGATCAGCATCAACCTGCGCCGCACGCTCTCCCTTGTTTTTTTGCGGGACTCTAGTTCGGCCTTAATGGCGATCACTTCGCCGTCTGTCTGTCCTGTTCTTGCTGACACGCTCGTTGACGAGTACGCGGGAAATGAACACGGCCCCACGTCGAACAAGCTCACCTGACAGAGTTCTCGCACGTCAATTCCGGCGTTTGTTGTTCGCCGGTTTTGCTCCTGAATCTGAAACGCAAAACTGCTTCCAGTCACGTCGCCGCGATCCACTGACGCTGCAACGTCGCGGCCGACTTGAGTAGGCGGAAGGTCGATTTCATACAGCAGGCCTACGTTGTCTTCTTTCAGTCTAAGTGTTCCAGCTTTGTTTCGACCTAGAATCATGTCGGGCGAATGATTGAACAACGCTCGAACATCATCGTGGACCATTGCTGCCGAAAATGCACCCGGCAAAATACGCTCAACAAACCCATCGAATAATTCGAACTCTGTCCCGGCGTCAGTCGGATCGTAAAACACCGCGGCGTAACCGCTCAACACAGTCACACCATCTTCTTGCCGCGCCTCAACTGGCTTACTCGTTACAAATCGCTGCATTGATTTTCTCCGTTTGTGTTTCACAAAACCCTAGCACCGCGCTTGAGATCTCTTCTTGCGGCAAGAAGATACAGGCCACTAGTCCGTCTATTATCGGCGCGACCCGGCGGCGCGCGTGTTCCGCCGTTGCCCCTGGAACTTCCTGCAAGAAATCAGATTCGAATTCCTTACGCGCTAGGTAGTCCACCCATTTTACAAATCGCGCCGGCGACTGCTTGGATAGTCGGCGAGTGGTCCTCCTCAGAATTGCTAGAATAGCCCCGCGCTCTTTGTCGCTATTGTCGGCGGCAGATACGGTGTGATTTGCGGCTGGCTCGCGATACAGTCCGCCGCGGCCGTCTTTGCGCGCCGTGCGGTTTTTCATCGCGCGGAATTCGTCCGGGCTTAGGGTTCCCATATCTATTTCTAGTCGCCCGATTTCCGTTTGCGTCTTGATATCGGCGGCGATAAATGCGTCAGTATTATATTCAGCGTAATGCGAGTCGGTGGCTTGCTCCTTGGTAAGCAGGCATTTCACGTTTGCTTCACCCTCGATTGTTCGCAACCAGTGCGACAATGTTGAATCAAGGTAGCTTCTGTTTTCTTGCTCCAGGCTGTTGTAACTCACGCGCGTATCGTCGCCGAGTTTGTGCGGCGGCAGGTTGTACCAGCGCGCCACATCGCGGACTTGTTCCTTGCGGCTTTCGACCAACTGGCCTTTTTGCGGGTCGAACTGGCCGGCGTGAAACTTTGCCGAGTCGCGCAAAATGACGGTCTTGAACGCGCTGTCATCTCTCTCGTACGTGCGGCGGAACCCTTCTTCAATCGTGTCTCGTGCGATCTTTGGCATACCTAGCGGTAGCTCCAGTATGCCGCCGATTCTGCCGCCGCTTGCAAAGAACCTGCTCGCAAACCGTTCTGACGCCAGCCCCAGGCCCCATGAGTGCCTCGCGTTGCTGACCAGTTCGCAATCTGCCAGCCCGTTGACTGAGATGCCTTCTATATGGAATATCTCGTGGGGAAAGTATGCGCGAAGTTCGCCGCCTATTTCACTAGCGTATACGATGCCGTCCGCGGTCGCTTCTGGTCGCGTTCTGTCGGGCAGCAGCGGAAGCAGCTCGGTGACTTCGCCGCGGGCGTTGCGGAAGATTTTAGCATAAGCGTTATTCCAGATCAGAGCGTGCACCATCATCCTCCGCCAGAATTTAAACGCAGACATGCCCGGGTTGGCATACCGCCGCAGCACCTTCTGCGCTGGGTGTGACCTGTCAACTGCTTTCGTACCGTCTGGTAGCCTGCTGTATATATTGAGTGGCAGTTTTGCCACGTCGCCGGAAATCAAGTTCACTGCCTGCCAGACCGGAGAATATTCTAGCGCGCTTTTCGCTGTGACCGTCACGCCGGAATGCGACGCGGTCTCACCGCCAAATATTTGCTGCCAACTATGCGGATCGGAAAGGTCGAACGTCGGCTCGTTAAGTCCGCGCGTTTCTGCGCGATGCACTCCCGCGACATATTCAAAGCTAAGGTCTGTCATGATATTTCCAATTCTTGTTCCGCATAAAACCATAACGGTGTCGGCGGCGCAAATAAAGCCATTCTAAAAGCCATCAACACCGCGACGATTGCGTCTATTTTAGAGCGACTGTTTTTGCGGTCCGGCATCCATCCGCCGCGGAACCCTGGCTTGAGCGCTAAGTTTGTTGCGCACCAGCGTAATACCTCGTCGTTGCCGTCGTGCGTTATTCTGCCGTCATCGATCGCTTTCAAAAACTGCTCAATGGGCTCCGCGTAGTGCGGTCCCCTTTGCGGAAATTCGGTTGCGGTCATCCCTTGTTCAGAAAGCTGTTCCGCCAGTAGTTTCATGTTCCAGGGATCAAACGCGAATTCTGCCGCGCCCAGCGATTGCGCAGACTCAAGAAAGTCGTCGCCCAATCGCTGCAACACCCACTCGGACGCAATCAAACTGCCGTCTGCAATCCACTGTTGCCACGGTTGCTGCGTCGTGTCTCGCTCGCTCTTAGTGTCGATGTAACTCCTGCTTTGTATCTCGAAACGATATAGGGGAGTTCCGCCGTCATCGGCTGTCGGTGTGTCGATTCGCCACCGGGCGCAGAATGCTGTGGCTGCTAGGTCAAACCCGCCGCCCAGGTCAATGCCGCCGCAGATGGCGTCTGCCGTCGCCCAATCGCTTAACTGGCCGGCGCATGCATCCCATTCATCGCGGTCGATTACGCTTGTGCTCGATGATACTTCCCGGTTGGCATGGTATCGCACAAACGTGTTTAGCGCGGTCGCCTGCCGGCCTGCGCGTGTTGCCTGCTCTCGTAGGTACTCTCGCGAAATAGATATATCGATATTCGGGTTCGCTTTTTCCCAGACCGATTCGTCTAGCGGGTCGTCGCCTGCGTCTAGCTCTGCGAGAAATGCAAACAAGGACTCGTCCACATGATCGCCGGAAAGTACGTCGCGGCAGTATTCTGTTTCCTCCCGCCAAAGCAACGACATTTGATCGCCCGCGGTCGTTGTGGTTACTTGCAGCGGTTGCGTTCGTGACCCGCTGCCGGTCGTCATTGCGTCATAAAATTCTCGGTGGTGTTCTTTCCATTCGTGGAGTTCATCGAAAAATACGCCGTGCGGATTCAGGCCATTAAATGCGCGGTCCGACCCCAGCGGCTTAATAAACGACCATCCCGAAATTATGCTTGGCGGCGCGCGGCGGACTTCTGAAATTTTGAGGAGGTGCGGAGACTGGCGCAACATCCTTTCCGCTTCGTCGAAGATTATTTTCGCCTGATCGAACTTGGTGGCACCGACAAAAATCTGCGCCACCGATTCGTGATCGGCGTAGAGCAGTGACAACGCCAGCCCGGCGGCATACGTGCTTTTACCATTTTTCTTAGCGACGCTGATATGCACTCGCCGAAACTTGCGTGTTCCGTCGCTACGCTTCCACCCGAAAATATTGGAGTTCACAAAAACCTGCCACGGCGACAGTACGAACGGCTTGTCGGCCCAACCGCTGCCGATGCTGTGGCGCAGCGCGAACATGAAGAACGCACATGATGCCTCCGCGCGGTCAGCGTCAAACCGGAATGGGAAGTCCTCAGTGTCTTGCCTAGCCATGTCTACGCGATGCCTCGCCACCGCGGCCTGCACTGCCTTGCATGCAATCACATTGCCGGACTCTACTCCTTTGCAGTATCGCTCCATCTGCGCCGCGTAGGTGTTCGCCGCGATCAATTCAACGCCTCCCTGTTTGCGCTCAGCCACTCCATGAATGGGTCGTCGTCTTCCTGTGCGGTAACCGCAATCCTAGTTCTACTTGACGGGGTCAGCCCCATTTCTGCCAGTAGCTTTGCCAGTCGATCGGCGTAACGGTGATATTCTGTCGAGTGCGGATTTCGTTTGACCTCGACTAGCCCGCCTGCTTCTTTTCTGACCACGATTACCTGACCCGTCTCTGCGACGTTTTTTCGGGCGAGGCGGTACGCTGCATACGTGTCACAATAAAGCTCTAACATGTCGGAGTCTGCGACTGTCACCGCGCGCATGCCATATAGTAATGACGCCAGTTGTCGCCATTTTTTTGCAGCGACACCTTTTAGATGTGCGGGTATGTCCGGCGTGCCGGATGGCGGCCGCGGTTCGCGTGCGTTTCGGCGGCCTGGATTCTTATCGTGCGCGCCAGTGAGTTCGTGTGAAGCTGTCGACAGCGGTTTTCGGCCACTCGGCATTTGCTATACTCCATCGCGAAAGTTTTTTTTGTGGATTTCCGTGAATAGTGGCACCGCTGTCCGCTTCGCCAATTCGGGATAGAATCTAGCCTACCCCCCCTCCATTATGCGCATTTCACGTTATTTCAGGTATTTATTCGCCGCGCGCAGTCCGCTTGGCATGACATGCACGGCACAGCCCCATCAGGTTTGTCCAACTTAGCTTTAGATCCGGTCGTTGAGAAACTTTCCGCACGTGATGTACTTCTTTCGCGGTCTTAGGCACTCCTCTTCTGTCGCAATCGCTGCACAATGGATGTCGCGCTAGATAGCCTTTCCGCACCTTTCGGTAGTCTCGTCCATATACATTTGCGCGCCTCGTGCGACTGGTGTCGCAACGGTCGCACTTGCCGGCCGCAATGACTCCGCCGCAAACGCACGCGCGCTGAATCAACCGCGTACCTGAGTGTTGAGGTAGATCTTGCTGACGAGTCCGATGACTGCCGTACCAGTCGATGAGTCTACAACGGCGATCGTCATTAGTACCGACAGTTCATCGCCGGAGACAAGTCCGGCAGGATTTATCGTGAATGATTTGGCTGCAAGGCTGATTGAATTTATGGTTTTGGCGGAATCTGTGACTAGATTTGATCCGTGGGAAAGATCATCTTCGTCTGAGGCATAAGCAGAAAATGTGATCGTGGCGGTAGTGTCCGACACTGTTGTCAACATTCCTGCATGCGCGGCAAGGCTGATGCTTCCGCCGGGTTCGTAGTTGTCGCCAAGCGTCACCGTGAACCGCGCTTTCTGCGTGACGCTCGCGGCCTTTGAGTCGCTGGTCTGTATGCTGTGCGCGTCGGTTCCCAGCGTGCCAAGCACAAACCCCAGGTCATCTCCCGCCGCGGCGTTTGGCAGAACTGCATTTGTTGCACTGTCGAAAATCCTCAACGACTCTTTTTTGATCGACTGCTGCTTTGTTTCTAGAGCCAGCTTGCTTCGCGTAATTTCAGCGGAAGCGTTAATGTCGACGTTCTTGATTGAACCACTATCGATAGTTGCCGTTACGTTTGCGCTCATTGATATTTTCCTATAGTGTCGGGTTCTAGGTTATGTTTTTTGACGCTAGGTAATCGAG